ACCTGTGAATAATCACTAGCTTTAATGATTTTACTTGCGGGTTTACGTGTTGCCATTAAGTTCTCCTAAATTTATAGCGCATTCATGTATTATAGCAGATGTTCCATTTGTTGTCAACCTTTGAATTGACCCGTTTTTAACTCTATTAACTGAACAGATAAATAATAGATATGCCTAGATTATCACTATATCACCCAACAAAATCAAACGATTATCGATTCTTTGATAGAACAATATCAGAGATGTTTACTGTTGGCTCCACTGATTTATATATTCACAAATACTTGGGTCCCACAGATCAGGGTGCAAGTATTGATTATACACAACCTCAATATGATGCATTAGATCCTACTAATATACAAGATTTACTATTTTTAGAGAATAGAGATAGGACATATGATCCTAATATTTATAGATTACGTGGACATTATAATGTACAGAATTTAGACTTTGATTTAAGTCAATTTGGTTTATTCTTAAATAACGATATTATTTTTATTACCATTCATTATAATGATATGATTGATTTAGTTGGTCGTAAATTAATGGTAGGTGATGTATTAGAATTACCCCACTTGTTAGATTATAATCCATTAAAAGAAACTATACCAGTAGCGTTAAAAAGATTTTATCAAATAACTGATGGTAACTTTGCTAGTGAGGGATTTAGTCCTACATGGTATCCGCATTTATGGCGTATTAAATGTGAACCATTAGTTGATAGTGAGGAATTTAGTCAGATATTATCTGAACCAATTGATCAGGATAATTATCTTGGATTATGGGAAGATAATAAAGTTTATCCAGCCGGTTATGTAATTACATTTGGTGATAAGAATTATCTATCTAAACAAGAAGTACCAATTGGTATTGTACCAACTAATACAGTATATTGGGAACTTGATCCTAATCAAAATCTTAAAGATATTCTTGCTACATATAATAAGAATCTACAAATCAATAATGCTATATTAGATGAAGCAAGTAGATTAGTTCCTAAAGCAGGTTACGATAATAATAATTTATATATTGTACCTACATATGGTGTATATGAAAGTGATACTGAATTATCAGGTAAATATAATCAACCCGCTCCTCCTATAAATGTTGTTGCTAATAACAATGGTGCTCCTGTTGTTGCAACAGGTGTTGTTGCAATAGTTCGTAGTCCTGCTTACAAAAACGCAAGTCCTATATTACGTATACCTAAATCAACGATTCAAAGTATATGGGATATGTCAGTAAATGTTTTAGTTGACCCGTTACAGGCTGCACGTCAGATTAATTTAGAAACTGCTACTATTGCACCAATATTAATTGGTAACGGTTCAGGTGCAGTTGAAGGTGAGATAGTATTAACTGCACTACCTACAGGACCTATTACAGGACCGTATGGTACTGCAGATAACACATATGCATTTGCCGATCAGAATCCAGAAGCACCAAACTTTACTGGTACAGAACCATATGGTCCTAATACTATGGACTATCGTGCAGATTCTGATCCAAGATTCCAATTCATTGCACGTAGTAGCCCAAGAAGTTTTGGCTATACTACTGGTTACTTAGACGGTAATGGTCAGGCTCCTAATGGATTCCCGACAGGGGCAGGAATTGCTTTCCCGCAGAATCCACAAGTAGGTGATTATTTCTTACGTACAGATTATCTACCGCAAATTCTCTATCGATGGGATGGTAGATTATGGGTTCGCATATCTAAAAACGTCAGAACACAAACAGGATTCACTGAACAAGATTTGTCACAACAATCAAGCTTCATAAATAACAGTAATGTTACTATCGCAACTGATGGTACAGAGATACCACAAAAACAAGCTCTGTCAACTATTTTGACAATAGCCCCAGATCCAATACCACCGGTGATATAATATATGGCAGCTTTCTTTTACGATAATCAGGTACGCAGATTTCTAATTCAATTTGGAAAAATCTTTAGTAATTGGTATGTTACTAAGGGTAAAGATCCAGCAGGCAATGAGATACTTGTTCGTGTACCAGTAATGTACGGTGATAGTAGTCGTCAAGCGGCTACTATTATTGCTAATAATAGTGCAAGCAATTTACCTAGCGCACCTCTAATCACTTATTACATTTCTGGTTTAGAATACGATCAAAAAAGAACGCAGGATCCTACATTCATTGATAAGATTCAAGTTCGTCAACGTAGTTATAACGCAGAAACACAAAGTTATGAAACCGTACAAGGACAAGCATTTACAGTTGAAAGACTGATGCCCGTACCTTATACATTACGTATGACGGTAGATTTATGGACAACTAATTATAATCAAAAATTAGAATTGATTGAACAACTAGGTACACTATTCAATCCTTCATTGGAAATACAAAGTACAGATAACTTTATTGATTGGACTTCACTATCAGTTGTTTACCAAGATGGTTTAACATTCAGTAATAGAACTATTCCACAAGGTTCAGGTAATCCCATTGATGTATTAAGTTGGAAATTCTATATGCCTATATGGATTAGCAATGCGGCTAAACTTAAAAAGATGGGTGTTATTGAAAAAATTATTGCAAGTATATTCTCTGGTGCGGCATTAGATGATATACAGAATGACGATTTGTTATTAGGTACTAGACAAAAGATTACACCATATGGATACAAGTTATTATTAATAGGTAACAGTCTACAGTTATTACCGGCTAATCAGGATTTCTATCCAAGTAATGAAGATTTAGATTTACCACCTAACCCCAATACAAGTTTATATTGGTCAAGTTTATTAAATGTATATGGCACTATTCGTCCTGGTATTAGTCAGATTTGGTTACAGAATCCGTTTATGGATACAGAGATTGTAGGTACATTTGTTCCTGATCCAGTTGATGATAGATTATTGATATATGATATTGACCCAGATACCCTGCCCCAAAATACATTGGATCCCGTAGACAGCGTGATTAACCCATTAGTCACTGGACCAAATGCAGGGTTACCTCCCGCAACTGCCGGAATGAGATATCTTATTGTAGATAACATCGGTAGTGAAGGTGATACAACTATCGCATGGGGTAATGTAGTAGCATATGCTAATGACATTATTGAATATGATAGTAGTACAGGAGAATGGTTTGTTTCATTTGACAGTGCCCAAGCTACCACAGTTGAATATGTTACCAATTTAACAACCAGCATACAGTATCGTTATGTTAATACCGAAGATGCTTGGATGAAATCTTGGGAAGGCTGGTACGACCAGGGTGATTATAGTATTGTAATCTAATTTACTTTATGCTATAATGTCTTAGCATATGAATAATATCTCAGCAGGCGTTTTCTTTTACGCTAAAAACACACAACGATTCTTATATCTACTTAGAACGGACAATAAAAATCCGGGCAATTGGGGTATACCCGGTGGTAAAATAGAAAACGGTGAAACATTACTTGTAGGTATTGAAAGAGAATGTACTGAAGAAATTGGATTCTTTCCTAAAAATCCAAAATTAGTACCAATACAAAAGTTTGTGAATAATACGTTTACATATCATACATTCTTTTGTGCTATCAATGAAGAATTCATACCAGTATTAAATTATGAACATTGCGGTTATGCATGGGTGGGTGATAATCAGTATCCCAAACCATTACATCCTGGATTATTTAGCACAGTGAATTTTGATGTTGTGCAGAAGAAATTAAAAGCACTTACGAAAAAACGGTCCTAAGACCGTTTTTTTATTTTAGTAGTTTTGCTATCGTATCAAATCCTAATGATCCTATTACGACACCTGCTCCCATCATCATCCATCTCCACTTTTCTAATGCAGAGATTTTTTCAGACATTGACTGATGTGCTGATGAACTAGCGTCCTTCATGCCTTTCAACATCACCCTAGTATCATCGTTGTTTTTAACCATCTCAACGTGTATATCTCTGATATCCGTTTTTATTTCACGAATATCATCGGTGATGTTTTGAACTTCTACCTGAAGAACTGCAATTTCGGTTTCAGTTTTTGGCATTTTAATAGTTCTACCTGTTACCATAATTAAGCACTAGCAATAACTACGATTGGGTTAGGTTGACCGTTAGCTGCATTAGCAACTGCCGCAGTATTGAATGTAGCAATAACGTCAGGGTTAACATTATATGCAACAACAGTACCGGTACCACTTGTATTACCAGAAGCAGTGAAAGTGATACCTGTCATATTAGCCATAGCACCAACTGATGTCCAGTTTGTTGTACCAGCATTATAAATTGTGTAAACAGTACCGGTAACTAAGTTACCAGAGTCAAGTTGTGTTGGAAATACTTCAGAGTTATAGTCATTAATACTTGAAACATATGCTGTTGTTGGGCCAGCATCAGTAGAAAGAATGTTCATTGTATTTGGTGTCAATGCTGTATTTGCTACATTAGCAGTATAGCATTGTGCTGTCAAACCAGTTGTACCACCTGTTACCAAATACTTTGTTTTGCCTTTTTGACGAACAATAAACCCAGCTTCATCATTAGCATATACATATGCCGCATTAGATGCTACAACATTTGCATTAGCTGTTAATACAACACGATTCATAAGAGCATTAGCTACTACAGACGCATTGGCTGTAACAGCTTGTATAGCTCCACCTTGACTAGTAGAAACTGTGAAAGCAGTTGCACTAGCAATAGTTTTAACAAAATATGTTGTACCTGTAGTTAAACCACCAAAATTAGCACTAAATTGAATTGGCATATCTGCTATAAGAGTTTGTGCATTACTTGAAGCATTACCTGAAGTTCCAATAACACTACCTGATACTGTAGTACTTACTACTGCAACACTAACATTACCTTTTGTTGCACTTGCAAAACCTAGATTAACATAGTCAGTACTACCATTAATGTTAGCAACAGCAACTTGAAGTGCCGCACCAGTAGTCAAATTAGCTAAATCAGTACCTACGCCTACTACTACATTGCTAGTGTTAACTGCTACCGGAGTGTACAATGTGCCTGTACCATTGATACCAATAGCAACCTGTGCTAATACTTGATTACCAACTATTGCTGTGTTGCCACCAACTACACCGTATGTGTTAGCATTAGTTGCAGGGAAACCTGCACCACCTACTGGGTTATTGAAATAAGCATCAACAACACCAACTGAAGCTGATACTGATTGACCGGTTGTGTCACCCAATGCAAATGCTGTGCGAGTTGTATTTGCACTTAAGTCAGTGGCAGAAACTGTAAAGTTATTTGCATCAATAACTACTAAAACGTAGTATGTTGTTGCAGTAACTAAATTACCAACATTAGATGCTACTACAAATGGCATACCTGCAATAATACCTAGTGTTGTTAAACTTTGAGATACGGTAACATAATCTGTTGCCGCTGTTGTAGCTGTGATTGTTAAGACTGCTTGAGCCTTTGCGATTTTTAGAGGACGTCCCATTTGATTTTCCTTTATAAAATTAGCGGGTTCTAGCCGCTACGCAGTGGGTTACTGCATAAACTCTCCGAATGAGAGTGTATGATGTATTTATCTAAAAAGGTAGATTTTACTCTACTGGTCCGCCATTTGCCGGGGTAGCATTTACGCCAGATGTTCCTGTATTAGCATGCGGAGCACCTAATTCAGTAATAGTGAATAGTGAGTTTGCACCTGCGGTTGATAGATAAGATACAATATTACCTTGACCTACAATGATACTATTGTTAACAGTATTGGGTGGAATCATTTCGCTATTAGCATTTGCTACAGTATAAGCAACACCAAATGGATTATATCTAGCAGTAGTATTTGCAATAGCTACTGATGCATTAGCGGTTAAAGTTAAACTAGTATTATTAGCAATAGCTTTTATAATACCCACATTAGACCCAGTAGTATTACCTAGCCAGGCTCCGACATTTAATTGAGTAGTAAACAAGGTAGCTACACCAGTAACTGTAGCACTACTGGTATTACAAGTTACATTTCCTGTTATTGCAACATTGGGGAAACTAGTTGTATATTGTATTCCTACATTGCTGGTAGCAATTCTTATCTTATCAGTTGCTATATTTGCT